CTTTGCCAGTAACTGATCGTCATCGACTTTGTCGGTAGCGTACATTTTAGTCTCCTGCAGTGATTAAAGGCTCACAGCGCCCTTTGCGTGGATTAGTCCACGTTATGTCGTATATCTACACGTATGTTCACTAAGCATCAACATATCTTTGTTCGATGTCTTTAACGTCGCCACGTATAATAGTAAGAGCTTCGTACTTCCCAACGAGCCTCCAGTAAGTTTCTTGGTCCTTTGCGCCGCCTTCGGCGAGGTGTTCCGCTATTGCAGTGCGGCTTTCGTCAAGCCGTGTTAGCATTGTATGGAAGATACTATCAGCCATCTAAGTCTACTCTCTCTGCGACTTCCATAGCCAAACGAACTGCTGACTCTTTCTGGTCTGTTTCAAGCTCTGCAACCTTGATTGCAATACGCGCCGCCTCTTTTTCTTCCTCGGAGGTAATACGCTCCTGCTGTAATCTAGCGTTCTCTTTCTTGGACATAGAGTCAATGTTGACCTTTAGCTTATCCATCTCAATTTTATGCTTCAACTCAGTCTCTTTAATCATCAGCTCACGCTGTTGAATTTGAGTGAGTGGATCAGCCTGTTGCGCAGCGGCCTTTTCTGCGGCGGCTTCGGATTGGCCCTTCTGGAACAACTTGTCTGCGGCCTGTGCGGCTAAGCGGGACACCTGAAGTTCAATATCTTCTGGCAACGGCGCTTCTGGGTCTGGAAGTTCCACGCCGAGCTGTTTCTGTATCTCTACGCGATACTGCAGTGCGACATGCTCTGTGATGTGGGACATCATCGCGGATTGGATGGCGCTGGCGAACGGTGATTGCCCCACAATCTGCATGATCTTAGGGTCTTGCATCGCCATCATGTGCGTCTGAATATGTGCCTCGTGGTCCTGATAAGCGAAGGCTTTGACTGGCTCTTGCTTGAGAATGGCCATATTCTCAGTCACTGGGTCAGCAGGTTTAATATCTTCGGGCAGTTTGATGATGTCTTCAGCATCTTTAATACCCAGAACCTCAAGCATCTGACGGTGTAACTTACCCATGTCATACATTTGCGGAGCTTGTTGAGCCAACTGTAGTGCAGCTTGATACTGCATAATACGCTGGGCCATTGTAGCTGCGTTAGGATCAGACACCGGAATAACATCCACACGACCGTCAAAATCAGAGATGCGATCTGCAGGTTCATCCATCTCGTAGGCGTACTCAGCGGGCATATAATCGTGCACAATCCGTGCCAAGATGCGAAGCTCTTGCTTCATTGCTGCGTGTAGGCGGGCTTGGATGCCCGACATCACCTGCATAGACCGCTCCATAAGCGCCAGAGTCGTCCCTACAGGAGCCTGAGCGTTGATGTCACCCACTTGGATGTCACCTACTGCTCCTATACGTCTTCCCTCGTCTACGACGTTCCCTAGCAGGCTGTAGAGTACGCTCGATGGTTCTTTGTAAGGCAGCGGAACAATCGCGTCCTTAATAGTACCTGCTGGAACGTCCACATCCCGAAACTCGCCGGGCATAATGGGCGTGGTATCTCCGGTGATACGCATGCCTCGGGCTTTGAAGCCCGCTGGGAGATTAGACAACGTACCAGCGTCAATAAGTTGGCGCATGATGGAGGTGGCGGACTTAGTAAGGCCACCGAGCGTATGTATAAGCCCTGTGCCGTAGAAGCCCATACCGGGCAAATAGGGATAATGTACGACGTGCATACGCTTCTCGCGCTTACGGTCGTCTTCATACCAATTACGACGGATAGCCAAAACGATGCTAGAGGACTTGTCGATTGTCACCACGTATGGGAGAGCAACGCCATCCACATCATCAAAAGGCTCAGGCAAATTCAAGTCTACGTGCATCTCTAAAACGGTGTGCCGTGGGTCATCGGAGAAAGTAGGCTCAGAACCTTCTAACTCGTTGTACTTTTCCTCGATGTCGGTGACATCTCTAGTCGCTTCAGGGAGTTCAACATCACGATAAAACCCATTTACCTGAAGTTTTAGTACTTCTTCAGGTGTCTTCTTCATAACATGTGTAAATCTTGGTGAAGTGCGCAGGTTCGACGCCCCATAGGACACGACTAAGTCTTCTGCGGGCACAAACTGGGACACAGGGCGCTCTGAAATAGGGTCAAAGTATATTTTCTTGAACGCAGAGCCTGCCATCGGCAGTTTAAAGAGCATCTGCTCCATCTCGTCACGATAATCTGGCATTTTCTCAGTGATGAGGTAGTTAAGTTCAGTTTCTACGCGCTGCGCCTGCTCGAACTTCTCAGTCGTTAGTTTGCCCACGATCTTACTGCGTACCGGCCCTGACGCAGGGAGTAGCTCTCCCATCGCCTGCGCTTGGAATTTAACCACTGCTTCGGTCATCATAGGGTGGTACACCCCGGAAGCACCGTTCCACGGCTCAGTGCGCTCCTCAACCTTCATACCGAGTAAGTCCATACCCTTGATGTAGGCGTTGGCCCATTCACCACGAGAGTCACGGTCAGAGGCAAAATGGTCGATCAGCTCGTTCGCTACACTCTCTAGCTCGGCGTCATCTATATATTCGGCAAGATTAGAGTCATGGGAAACCTCTTCGTTCGTTTCGGCATTGTCACCAAATTCAACGACAACGGACCCATCGTCCATAACAACTTCGATCGCCTCGGGTTCTTCAACTATAATGGCGAGATCAGGGGCCATGTCATCCCCTTCAAGGAGAATGTCGCTGGGTTCCATAGACTTTTCAACTGCCATAATATGCCTCACTCTGCGCGTTTGACGACACTATAGCAGATATAATGCCAAAATAGAAACCCATCATAGAGTGAGGGCACGACGAACGAGGGAGTGCCGATGCGAAGTGCCCCCACGGACGCTACCAACGTCCTGTAAACAGTCATACTACACCTGTACATGTATGTCACTCCTGTCAATAATACGCCGCTCTACGATGTAAATACGAGTCGTCGTCCTCCATATCCGTGGGCAAACGGATAAAACCACCCTGACGGAACCGGAGCAGTGCCATAACTGTACTGTCTACCAAGTCATCGTTCGACATGAATGGAAACCCAGCCACTTCCTCGACCAGCTCGTCTGCCCAGCGGGTCGCCGGTACCCAAACCATACCCGAGGATATGATGTCGGACACGGAGTTTAGTCGCGCGAGCTTGTCACCGGTTCCCCTGTGGGGGGTGTATTCGGTCACAGGCAGGCCCATACGCCGCATTTCTTGGTAAAGCGCCACACCTGAACTCTTCTTTTCAACGATAAACGCGTCAGGTTCCCAGTGATTATACTGGTCCATAGCCAGCTCTTTCAGCTCAGGGAACTCCAACCGCTCTTTTATGCTGTCAAGCAAAATAATGTTGTGCGAACTCGTCTCTTCGTGCAAGAAAACACCCCACGTTGTAAGTGCGGTGTAATCGGCGCGGTTATGCTTCTCTGCCGCGGCATCGAGGGACATGATTACATACTCAACACTTGGCATCCGGTCGCTCTCCCAGATGTTCCACCACTCACGCTTCACGATTGAGGCTTCTTCGGAAGTTGGCTGCTGCTGATACTGCGAGTTCCACTGAAACGCAGGCATCGAGGCTTTGGTCCGTTCTAACGCCGCCAGATCAAAGAACTCAGGCCATAGAGGTTTCTGTATCGGCTTACCGCTTTCGTCCTCAGAGTCTAAAATCGCTGGAAATTCAACGATTTCGTACTGGTCAGCCATCTCGTTCTTGACCATGTCGTTTGTCACACGGCCTGTAAGATCATCCATATGCCATCTAGTTTGCACGATAGCCACGCGTCCGCCGGGCATTAGTCGAGTTCGAGCACCGAAGGTGAACCACTCGTAGGCCTTTTCGAAGACAGAAAAGTTTCCGTTGATGACGTCTTGTTCAGAGTGTGGGTCATCCACAAGCAGCAGATCAGCACCGCGCCCAGCCAAGGCAGAACCGATACCACACGCGAAGTACTCACCACCAAAGTTGGTGTTCCATCTCCCCGCTGACTTACTGTCCACCGCGAGAGAAACCTCGGGAAATATCGTTTTATACTCATCTAAGGCGATAAGATTACGAACTTTACGCCCAAAGTCTACCGCTAAATCGGTTGTGTGCGAGACCATCATCACTTTTTTATCTGGATTCCGCCCTAAAAACCAAGCTGGGTAGAATATTGACACGAGTTGAGACTTACCGTGCCGGGGTGGGATGTTCACGCACACCCTATCCTTGCCATCCTCGGCTGTGGGGCCACGCTCGACGTCCATGAGCATGTTTGCGAGGATTCTGTGGTGTCG